CACTTACCCACAAAGAAGTTCCTTCAGCTAATCCAAATGACCCCAATACATTGGCTAATCCAATAATAGAGTCATCAACAAAAATCATTCCTAACATTACTTAGCCTCCCTTTTCTATTTCTTTTCGCTCACCATCTGTCATCAACCGTTGTGCAAGAGTGGCGATAAAAGCTGTGACTGGTCCTGAAAACAGGCCCATAGCCACGAGGACGATATCGAGGTGGGGAGCCACTTCTGCGGGGTTCGAAGTTGTCTTCCACACTATGATTACTCCGAGCGCGGTAAAGCTCAAAATAACGGGTAATACAAATAAAAGTGTAATAAATTCAGTACCAGTTAGAGTAGTTGAAGTTTTGGCCTTTAGTCGTTCAATCTCTGCTGCTTGGCTCATCAGCCGATCTTGAAATGCGTCCTCCCGCTCTCGATTGTTATCAGTTGCCATTATTCCCCTTCAAGGACTTTCATACCCAACGCAATTATTCCACCGATAGTGGCAGTTGCTACCTCACTGATTCCTAAGAATACGGAAACACCTGCTAAAAGAGCTAGTGATAGGATAGCTAAAAATATTTGAGGTCTAAATTTACCAAAAGACATTTTGGATAGAAGCCCCCTTTAGGGTATTTGTAACCACGATTGTACTATAAATTTAGTTCACCTGCTACAACTTCACTATAACAAATAAAAATTAAATGCAATACGTGACAGTGATGGTATATATGTCCATCACTGTCACAATTAATTTACTCAATTATTCAAACATACTACCCACATTTAGAATAGCCACACTCCATGCACGTTGCACAACCCTCAGACTGGCTCAACTCTCCTGTACATTCAGGACAACGAAGACCAGACACTGCACCGTGATTGTCTGAACTATGCCCATTTGTATGTACATCGATGCCATTAGTTAGTTTGAGTATATACCCAATTCCATCCGCTAACGACTTTATTTGACGTTTATCATGCCATACTGGACAACATGTTATTCCATCAAGCTGTTTAATGATGGTTTCCACAGGAACCCCATATTGAAGAGCAGTGGAAGTTAACCTACCCAACGCCTCTGTTGTGGCTGCTTCACAGGCTCCAGCTTTGCCAACGGTTGCAAACACCTCAATGGGTCTTCCATCAACGTCATTGACTGTTACATGAAGAGAGCCATGACCTGTAGGGACCGTGCGAGTCTTGCCGACCCGTTCAGAAGAGTTTAAATCCCCCATAATATTCCATGTTGATAATGAGGGAGAATGCCCATTAGTGGTTGGAACTAAACTAGTTAATACTTCCTTTTCCCGGCTGCCTTGCCGATAAACAGTAATTCCTTTACAACCTAGTTCCCAAGCCTTTTCATAGGCCAATCCAATATCATGCTGAGTGGCATCATTGGGAAGATTAATTGTCTTAGAAATACCGCTATCCACATATTTTTGAAACGCTGCTTGTGTTCCAACATGCCATTCATATGGGATGGCATCACTAACCGTAAAAACTTTCCGAGCCTCAGAATCCATCAATGACTCTATGCCTACCCCACTGGACAATTTGTCAGTGAGTTCTTCTTCAGACATGTTAAGACGTTTTTGGAGATCCTGATCAACATAGAATAGTTCAACATCTTCCAAAGCTGCGCTTAGATTATGCTTTTTATATGCAAGTGCAAAATGAGGCTCAATTCCACTGGAACAGTTGGCTATCATTGAAATTGTCCCGGTAGGAGCAATCGATAACCTCCAAGCATTTCTCATAGATTCCCATTCCCCACCATTGGCTTTATTCAATGTGGAACCCGCAAAGGCTGGGAAAGAACCTTTATGCTCTGCAATCTTTGAAGAAGTCTCATCTGCTACACGTTTTAAAGAAGCCCCCACACCATCCGCCAACTTCAATGCTTCATCACTACCATATGAAATATTTAACCGTACTAGCAGGTTAGCCCAACCCATGATTCCCAGGCCAACCTTTCGAGTGGATTCATTCATATGCTGAGTAAATTCAGTTGGATGACGGTTTGCATCAACTACATTATCAAGAAAGTTTACGGAAATACCCACTGTCTTTTCAAAACGCTTGAAATCAAACTTGTCATCTCGGATGAAATTACCAACATTGATGCTACCAAGATTACAGGACTCACCAGATAGTAGGGGTTGCTCACCACAAGGGTTGGTGGCATTGATCTGACCTAACTCGGGGGTAGAGTTATCTTCATTGATTCGATCTAGCCAAACCATTCCAGGTTCCCCATTAGTCCATGCCCCACGAATGATTTCCTCAAACAACTCTCTGGCCCTTATATAACGGCCATCATCCTGAGGCTCATCATATGATGCTCGATCAAGAGGCCATGACAGGTGAATCCACTTATCTTGTTGCATCGCAGTCATGAATGTGGAATCAGCACCAATGGATATATTGAAGTTTGATACCTCACCTTCAATATTCTTACAATGGATAAATTCTTCAATATCGGGGTGATAGACCTCCATGATTGCCATGTGAGCTCCGTCACGCTTCCCACCTTGGGTAATCATCGTGCCGACTTGAGAAAGAACCCGGAGAACATGAATGGGTCCACAAGCTTTACCATGCGTGGTGCTGATACCATGACCCTTAGGGCGTATGCCTGAAAGACTAAACCCGATTCCACCACCAAACTTCTCAATCATGGCCTGATCACCAGCCACACGCATGATATCACCCATTGAATCGGGGATATCCATAACATAACAAGCACTGAGGGTTCCTTGGCCTGTACCTGCATTCATGAGTGTGGGACTATTGGGCATAAAATCAGAGGCCCACATCAAATCAAAGAAAGATTTTTCTAAATCTCTAACTTGGCTCTCAGTGGCACCATATTTGTACTCAACCTCAGCTATGGCCCGTGCCACTCGTGTAAATAAACCTTCAATATCCTCAGCAGGCTCTCCAGTTTCATCCTTTAAAAGATATCTTTTTTCTAATATTTTGACTGAATTATCAGTAAACGGCCTTGAAACAGCTACCACAACAAACTCCTACTTCCACAAAAATAAAACGGCCCCAATGAGAGCCATAGCAAAAACCTTAACAACCCTGTCAGTTCACTTCAAACGCAATTCCCCCCACTTAGCAACCATCAGTGCATCAACTGCATCTTGGGAGTACTTTTTGACCTCTTCTCCGTAAATCTTACAAGCCATAGACATGACTTTCTCTTTATCAGCTTTACCATTGCCCACTACATCTTTCTTCCACGTCATTACATTGACTGTGAAAACATCTATATCATAATGAGCAAATACAGTACGACACATCGCTAGGACATGTACAAGCTTAATCAAGGTTTGACGGTTCTGAACTAAGGGAATATCTTCAATGCAGATTAAGTCATCTGAGGTGACAGAGTCACGAACCCATGAAAACATTTGTTTGTAAAGTTCTTTGAACCGAGTCTCCCATGACTTAGATTTAGAGATCAATTCTACCACTTCAAAGCCCTTGTTGGGAAGCAGTTTACTAATAGCTATTTTTGAGGTAGATAGATCGATCCCATAGACACTCATATCTTAAAACGTTCCTGACCACGCCTAGTGACAACCCGACTTATTGTATCGAATTGTGATTCATATAGGCTTAAACGACCCTTGAGAATCTTCAGTTCTGCACTTAAATCAATGACTCTCAATTTAAGAGTCTGAAGTTCTGGATTCTCAACTAAAGCCTGCCCAATCAAAGAATCCTTTAACAATTTTTTAGAAGAATCACTCTCCAGCCGTGCAATAGCCGTCGATTGCAACAAACTATAACCCTCAGTAAGGATATATAGCTCTCCATCAATCTTAGAGAGTTGATAAACCATGTGACCACGCCATGCTCCCAGGAACAAAAGCCAATCATCCAGTGCCATATCAGATAGATTATCTGCATTGCTGGGAAATGAGTAGGTGGTCCCACTTACTGGCCTAATTGGAGACGGATAATCCTCATCTAATGTTCGTAATTCCCCTGCTTTTGAAATGAAAGTAGTAACATTGACCATAAAACTTAAACCCCTTGTATAAAGTAATCTTTTTCACAAGTTTTTCGATAATTACACCAATCATGTTTCCAATCAGGTTGATATGGAACATGTTCAGACTGTTTAACATATTCTAAAACCCGACGAAACTTATCTAAAGTCGCTTCAACTATTGAATCATCACGTTCAACTTCACAGATGGTATATTCTTGATTATCTTTATTAATGTAAAAAATCATTCCATCTTTGATTCCTGACATCAACGAATAGAGATTCCACTGCATCAAATGGTCAGGACGAGGCAACTCAGTTTTACGCTTAGGATTAGCCATTGATTTAAGTTCCAATAGAAACTCTTTATCATCTGATGGCCGTTTAATTATGGCATCATAGAATCCCCTAATAGGTGGATCCTCATATGTAAGCTCTTGTTCTGCAGAAACCATAATCCCTGTCTCTGTTAACCGTTTCTCAACAAATTCATGGAATACAGTCCCAACTGCCATCCGTCGTAAACTATTGTCTGAAATGGGATCCTGATCATGACCAAGCATGTAATAATACAAGGCACGAGGGCATAAATGAGCCTGCGATGGGCTGAAGTGAGTTCTTACATAGGGCTTACGTTGTTGATTTTTTTCATAATCATCAAATGTAGCCTCTAACCAATGTTTTGGGTTATCACGCTCTCTTAAAATACTACTAAGTTTCGGCATTAATCTTTCCTTGGGCAAAAGTCATAAGATTATCTATAAAACTAGATTTGAATTTACCAACAATTTCATCATTATTATGTCGCCAAATGACTAATCCATAGTCACGAAATAACACCTCATCTCTCCGTTGATCTCTCTTCTTGAAATGATGCGGACCATCTAATTCAATCCCCAGATGTAAATCTGAAATATAGATGTCCACCACATATGGGGGGAAGTCCTCTTCTAGGCTCGAACCGAATCCAGCCTCTTTAACCCAAGCAGCGACAGTAAATTGTTGCTTAGTGTCCTTTTTTCGAGGTTCAGATTTCACGGACCACCGATCCGACGCATCGTAGGATTATCTGTATCCCAACTATTACTACTAGAAGGGCTAACACGGGGAGTACCACCACGATTACTAGCACGATCAGTTATACGTTCTGAATTGAGAAGGTTTGAGGCATCAAGGTCACCATCAAAGCTAGGCAATAGTGTATTCTCATTCTCTGGGAGTTCCTCGGCACCCATAATTCGATCCAAAGCCCCAGGGTCCACAGGACGATCATTCAACATATCTTCAGTTTTACGACGTGTACGTTTCTTCTTTTTAGGAGGTTTCGTCAGTCCAACACTAATCTCAGCAGTCATTTCTGCATAAATTGTCCTCACATCACCCCTAAGACGATCAGCAAATTTCTCTGCAATCTCTGCAGCCAAATCTTCATCAACGTGGTATACACCCTCTAACATACTGCCAAAGGATGAAAGGATTCCTTGTAAATCTTCTGCCAATGTACTCACTGATGTGGTCATACCACGCTCCTTACCTTGTTTGAAATATTATCTTGAAGGTCTTCAGACTCTTTTAGTATCTGAAGGAACTTCTCTCGTCCCATCCCCTTAGTAATTTCACCTGTAAATTCATCAGTATAACTGTACTGTGGGCCACTCTGCTTGATAATGTCTAAATCTTTAGCCCTCATGAACAACTCGTAAAGAGGGTCTGGTAGACCAGTAAAATAGAATGGTACAGCTGCTGTTAGCAATGGAGTATGAGTTTTATTCTTCTCCGCTTTCATATTGATGAAGAACCCTTGAGGATCTTTAGCATCACCAATGGTGTCACCTTTACGGACACGAACCATTATTCGACTGAAGAACTCTTGCCCCTTACCACCTGGTAGAGCATCCCGTGTTATGTACCCACCTATTCCAGCACGAATCTGATTTATCAAAATTATAGCGGTATTAACATTGGCCTGTGGAAGCTTACGATAGAACTGGTTCATCATACGAGCCTGTAGTCCAATCGATTGATGTTCCATACCCTCTTGAGCCTCTGCAGTGGGCAATAAGGCTGCAATACTATCTAGTACGACTAAATCTACCCCGTTTGCACATAACGATAGTAAAATGTCTAATGCTTTTTCCCCAGTTTGGGGACGTGCCACAATTAAATTCTCAAGATCAATACCAATATTTTCGGACCAAACTGGATCATAGCTAAATTCTGCATCAATGAAAGCACATTTATTGCCTAACTTTTGAGCATGAGCAATGATACGTTGTGAGATATAGGTCTTACCTGAGCTCTGATATCCAAACAGTTCAGTGACTGCCAGCCGAGGTACACCACCACCCAACATCCCATCCAACGCAGGCATCCCTGTCTCAATACGTTGAGTATCTAAAGACTCATCATTTCCGACAGTTAGATTCGTTTTAAGTTCTTTATTTATAATATCTAAAATTTTCTTTGTATCATTCATCTGACATGTCACCCCAACTCTTTTTTGAATGTTTCATTTCTACAACCATTGGAACATTGAAACGCCCATATGGGGAATTTGTAAAATCCTCCATAATCTCCTTTATTCTCGGCAATGAAGACTCATCAACCTCATCTAGCACTATACTATCATGAACAACATTGCAGATATTTCCACCAACCTGATTAAGATGTTCCCAAACATTGAACAGGCTAATTTTTGACATTTCTGCACATGTACCTTGGATTACATAATTTACCCCTTTATAACTATCTTTACCAGCAACATGTATTCGACGACCATAAAGAGTCCGAACATAACCCCTAGTTGATATTTCCTTAGGGAGTTGTGTTTCACTGTAATAACGTAATTCTGGATAACTAGTCCAAAATTGATCAAAGATGGATGAAGCCTGTCGGTAAGAAATACCAGCCTCATCTGCAAGTTTTTTAGCCCCGGCACCATACAAAGAGGCGAAATTAGTTTGTTTTGCTGTTTGACGTTGATCTTTAGTTGCCCCAGAACCCCAAATCAAATTAGCTGTATACATATGCATATCAACACCTCGGTTGAAGGCATCAATCATATTCTGTTGCTTTGAAACGTGAGCTGCCACCCGTAGTTCCTGCTGGGCATAGTCAAAATCAAAAAATTCATGGTCTGGTACAAACAATCTTCGTATTTCCTTCTTTCTGGGAATGTTTTGAAGATTTGGACTACTTCCTGAGAATCGGCCTGTTATTGTACCTGAAGCATTCCAGTGTGCGTGTATACGTCCCTTATGCTGTAGCTTAGGATATGACTGGACATAAGTATTATCCAACTTCTCAAGGTCACGCCAGTTTAAAATCAACTGAGCAACTTTAGATCCCACAGGATGTGTAATCTTCGCTAACGCCTTTACATTGGTGCTACGACTCCCGCCCTCAGTTTCAATAGTAGGTTTGATACGTAGTTGGTCATAGAAGTATTCACCAAGCTGTTTAGGTGAACTGAGTTCCAATGGGCGCCCAACTATTGTATAAATCTCATCTTGGATGTCCCGCTGTTGAGATTTAAGTTGACGGTGTAAGGTTGAACAATATTCTAAATCAATCTTAATACCCCGTTGCTCCATAGCCATTATTACCGGGATTAATCTATGCTCCATATCAATTAATTGAGTATGCCCAGGTCTTACCTTTAATTCATCTAAAAATAAATAAGCCAAAGCCTTAGTTAGAACAGTATCCATACACGCATAGGGATCCATAAAATCTGCAGGAACATAGGAATAGTTCTTTAAGTGATATTGCTCCATGTACATCTTAATGGTTTTCTCATTAGCTGAAGCAACTTCACCAAATATAGACTCACCTAACTCTTTCAAACCCTTCGGTCCCCCCGTGTCCCGTAGATGTGCCAATCGAAGGGTATCTAAAAGATTTTTGGGTGGGAGTGCTCCATATGTCTCTCGAATCATATGCAAATCAAATTCACAGTTATGAAAGACAAAGGTCTTATAGTCAGCTTTAAAAATCTCAGTCAGTAAGGAACCAATATTAGCTGTGCCAAAATCAGTGTTGCGAATAAAAGTGGCTTTATCATCCCATGCTAAAGAAACACCAAAAGCACGATCCTCCACCCACCGTAAACCTGTTGTTTCAGTATCTACAGCAACATAAGAATCCTTACTGGAAAGAATGTCATTCTTGAGAGAATCAAGATTCTGGGGATAAATACGGACGTAATGTGGCAGCTGCAGTACTTGTGTCATTGCTTATCCTTATCGCATCATTAAAATCGGGTAATCGTTCCATATTGATTCGACCTAGCGGAAATGTGTTAATACATTGAATAAGAAAAGGCAACTGGAAGTACACACATTCAAATGGCTGTATTATGGTTACATCTTCAATCATTAATTCCGCTTCAATATTTGACCGTGGAACACTCAGTTGCAAGCCACTTCCTTCAAGAGTTGAAGCAATTCCAATTAAATCCTGCTCCGTCGTCTGCAAGGCCAACCGCAATTGATCTAATGTTTCCTTTTTATCCATTTCACATAGTTTAGTTCCCACTGACTGACGTAATTTGTGAACCATATCAGGATAAGTTTGTTGAATCCGTGGTGAATATAAAGTCATAGACTCATCTGACATCACTACATGTTTACCATTTTCAGATAATCCAATATTTATTGTCTCTGACCCAGCCAACAATCTAGCAACTGCCTCAGTAAACTCAACAGGGATGACCAAATCTGGCAACTTTACACCTTTATACGGAACTGATGCTGTAAAGAGGCAAAAACCATTCATACCCGAAATGATTAACTCATCATCAGTTGAACCAATATAGGAATATGTAAGACTAACCTGATCAAAGGTCCGTGATACAAAATCTTTAGAGGATTCCAAAAACCCTAAAAAGCTAGAATCAGTCGTACAATTAAGTCCAATCGTTGGTGAATCAGGTATATCATCATAAATTCCCTCAACATAAGGAATTTTAACTTGAGATCTACCAGATTTCACAATGATTGAGCCTTTTCCATCTGAAACTAGATTAACTGATGAAGTTTTAAATCCACCAATAATCTCCTTCAGTTTAGATATTGAGGCTGAGAAAACAAAGTTCTCATCAGTCTCAATATCTCCAACATTCCAAATAGGCATATTCCCATCTTGGTAGATACGAAATTGCCCACCTTGGACTAGACCCAACATTGGAGTTTTTTTAGCTGTATTAGAAAGAACAGAGGCTATAGAACCTAATTTACGCTCCAATGCCACCCTAGCCATTTCTACCATTTTACATCCTTATCTTTAGCTTTGCCCTTACCTGATATCCCATCAAGCTGTTTCTGCATCTCATTAACTTTCCGACCAAGTTCCAGAATCACCGATTCATTGTCAGTGACATCAGCCTGCGTCACCAGTCTACCCATCGCAGTCTCAAGGGCAGGCCATGCTGCCTCATTGACAGTGGCAATTGCTCGGTCTATCTGGTCCTGAACATCACCATCAATGTCGATGTCTAGGATGGCAACCTGGGGGCGGAAAAAATTATATCCGCCACCAGTCTGCATCTTAAGTGTAAGCCCAAGTTCAACGTTAACCTTAGCCATCAGTAGCCTCCGATGACACCATGTTGTCATAGGCAACTTCTTCACGGGCAACGGATGCCTGGGAATCTGGAGTGGAACTCATAGTGTATCCATCACCCTCTTCACTGAACTGAGGGACATCAACCTCAATAATTATTCCAGCAGCAATACCCTCAATATCAGGCAAATCCTGACTAATTGCAGTTATTTCATTTGCAAAATCATAAGAAAGCTGAGTATCAGAGAATCCTAGATTATAGCTAGTCCGATCTTGACTTCGAGTACAACGATAATCAAAATTACGAGATGTCAATAAATCCATCTCAGACCGAATCGTTTTTAGATTCTGATACAGTGTGAAAGATGCTGCAAAAAGTTGAGGTTTACGAACAGTTTCACGGTAGAAAATCTTCTGACCCCGCTTAACCTCATCCCAAGGTTCCTGACCTTCACGATCAAGTCGTGGGTTTTGTTCTGTGTGAAAGGTCCCATAGTGGAAAATCCAGCCAAGAAACCTTTCAGTCGTCTTCTTAATGTCGGGGTCCATTGACATACAATGAGGACAAGCCTCTGCACGAACCGGATTACCATCGCTTTTGATATTCACATCTGTGCAATAGGTGTAATTAGTAAAACGAGCTCCGCCTTGGGTCATACCAGGGATATTGTGATAACGGCTTAGGTCACCACCCTCATCGATAAATCGAATAACAGCATACTCTTCGGGGCGAACACGTACCGTATTTCGCCATATGCTTAGAGGATTTCGAATTTCATCCGTTCCACCGGAATTAGAATTTGCAACATATGCACCAACATCAACTTTAGGCATTTGACCTCTCCATCATTATAGATAAATTTTTCTTTAAAATTTGTAATTTCCAATAACTGTGATATTTCAACTTATTGAAGTCTTCCATGTCCATGTCACCAAAGTCTTTAGCCTTACCTGGTGGAAAGACATACTCAACCTCAAATGCTTTATCTAGTAGCATTCCAGTGGACCGTTCAGCCATTTTGATCCCAGCAAAATCTTTATCAGGACAAATAACAACGGTCTTAGCTAATGAACCAAGCATCTGAATATGGCCTTGGGACATGCTACCCCCAAAACTGCTCAAAACATTCGTAACCCCCATTTGGTGTGCTTTAATAGCATCAAAAATACCCTCAACTAAAATAACTTTGCCATCTATTGGTTGAACCTTATCAAAGGGAAAAAGAATTTTATCTTTACTCATCCCTGGACTGTTAATATACTTTGGATTACCAGTAATCTTTCGCTGAACACTCCCCATCAACTCTACTTGTTGGTAAATAGGAACAACAATGCTGTTGAATCCCCGATGATATTTTAAATTAAAATCTTCAACTGTCTGCTCGGTTATCCCCCGACCAATAAGGTACTGATTCTCATAAGCCATTGGAAGTTTATCAACATCATAGAGAGGCTTAAGTTCATCTACTTTATTGCTAAAGTCCAATGTTTCAATGTGAAATTCTGGAAAAGTGGCCGCAAACCTTTGGTAGAGTTTTTTTGTTGGTGCGAACTTAACCAACAAACTTTCAAAAGTTTTACCCTTTCCACAGCCAGCAAAGCAATGCCAACCATTCTCAGGATTGATTGCTAAACTAGCAGTTGAATCTTCATGCCAAGGGCAATAGGCAACTACCTCATTACCATATGATCGAGTGACATTAAATCCTATATCCTGCAAGAATTCAGCAACTGAATTCATTAGACTATGCTCTCCCCAGTCTTTGCACGATTTGTAATGCAAAAAATGTTATTGCTGTTGTGAACGTTACAAATAGTAGCACCCCGACCCATACCCCCAAATATATTGAATAATGTAAATATAACCAGTACCCAAGCAGAGCAAACCCTGCGCTTATAGTTATATAAAAACTACAGAGCCATAGCCCTAAAATCCATTGCAGGCTCCTCGCCAACCGCTCTACCAATATCACCCGTATCGGGATCAAAGGTAACTTCAAAATTTTTAGAAAAAGCCCTTTGATTACGGAC